TGAAGCAAGAGTAAAAGAGATAAATAGAGCAACTGGTGTTCCTACTGATTTTATAGTGGAGTACGCCTTCCCTTGTGTTAACGGGTATGAGGTAGAACAGTTAGTTCATGATGAATTAGATGAACTTAGAGTTAATGGTAAGAAAGAGTTTTTCCATGTACCTTTAGATAGAGCTAAAGAAGTTATTAACGAAATAGGTAAACAATATGAAATTAAAGAATAAATCGCGGTGCAACTTGCGCGCGTTTCGCGCGGCGGCTACGCTATTGATTTTAACCGCCCTTACCGCTTGCGAGAAAGAATCCTTTGCACCCCCGTGTGAAAGTGGTGATTGTAATGCTTATATAGAGTCGATGTTTTATAAGGATAGTAACGGTTATTACCATGCAGAACTAGATTGGAGTAGTGAGTATTACCCGTATTTTACAGTAGATGTCTATGCAGATAAAACTTCTCCTGATTATTGGTATAATGGAATATCTGTTGTAAGAGCAGAGTTTGATACCGATTCTTATTTTGTATTAGAAGATTCTATTGCATTTACTATAAGTTTATACCAACCTTGGCTGGGTTTGTGGACGTATGATGGGGTGCCTATACCTTATGATAACACTACTATATACCTAAATCAATTTGAAGGCACTATAGTTCCAGTAGTTCAGAGTACAGAGATATACTTTTCGGAGGATAATTTAGGTAACTATAAATCTAGACGTACAGTTGGACCATTTCCTCCCAGTATGATAGGTGATACTATAAGCATTTTTATGAAAGTAAAATGGGATATTGGAGAAAATCTAATAAAAGACGGTTATTTTGAAAAATTTATCATTGAATAGTTGCCTTTTCAAATTATTTTTATTATCTTCGATATATAATATATTTTATTATTAATTATTTTATATTATTTTTTATATACTTATATAAATATATATTTTAATTATATTAATTATTATTAATTTTTTATTAAAAAAGGGGTAAACTATGTTAGAAGCAGAACAAATACAAAAAAACTACGATAAACACATTAAAATCATCGAAACCTACTTAGGTAAACGTGCTATAGCATGTAAAGAGATGATTAAACACATGGAAGAGACTTATGTAATGGCACCTGCTAGCGGTAAAACGTGGTATCATAATGCTTTTGCTGGTGGATATGTAGAACATGTTAATAGAGTAGTGGAGTACGCTATAAAACAGATGAGACTCTATAAAGAAATGGGAGGAGAAATAGATTTTACAGAAGAGCAATTAGTCTTTTCAGCTCTTTTCCATGATTTAGGTAAGATAGGAGATGGAGATTCTCCAAATTATATACCTCAGACCGATAAATGGAGACAAGATAAACTTTCAGAAATGTATACTTACAATCCTGATTTAGATTTTATGCTTATCCCAGATAGATCTTTATTTATTCTACAAAAATTTGGAATAAAAGTGGATCAAAAAGAATATTTAGCTATTAGATGCCATGATGGAGTATTCGATAAAGCAAACGAAGCATACTTCTTTAGTAATGTAGAGTCTTCAAGACAAAAGACTTCTATAGTATCAATATTACATTCCGCCGATTTCTTAGCCTCTAAAGTTGAATACGACTTATGGAAAAGAAACGGCGGGAACTCTAAACCTAAACATCCAAAGACAACATCTTCAACAGGTAAATCAGTAAAATCATCAGAAGGTTTGTCTAATATGTTAAAAAACTTATAATATGGAGTATAATCCTACAACATTTTATATAATTTCCGGAGTATTAGTTGGAATTATAATTATTTTATCTTATATTACTAGAAATCTACTTATTAAATTAGAGAAGTATGAAGATATATCTGCTGATCAAGCAGGATATCTACAGAGAATATCAAATGCAATAGGAGATTCACAAAAGCACCTTAAGAGCCTAGATGAGAAAGGGGTATTTCAATCAGATGATGAGGTCGGTTATTTTTTCGAACAAATGAAAAACGTACAAACTGAGCTAGAGCAGTATATGCTCCCCGAAAACTATGGCAAGAAAGAAAAGCAAAGCTAACTATTTTACTTCCGAAACAGAAGAATACATAAAGAAGTACAATATCTCAGAAGATATTGAGTACCGTAAAAAGATCTTTACTGATCATATCTATATTCCTTTTTATAAACTAGCAGAAAATATTATACATACTTTTAAATTTTACTACACAGATGTAGATAAAATAGAAGATTTAAAACATGAAATAGTATCGGTTCTCTTAGAAGAAAAGATTATGAAATTTGACCCAGATAATGGAGCAAAAGCATATTCCTACTTTGGAACGATAGTTAAGAGATGGTTAATAAATTATAATAATAAAAACTATAAGAGGTTAAAACAAATAGGATCATTTACAGATTATGAAGATTCCTATGAACCTGAAAATAAAATAAAAGAAGATATAAATAAACAGACATTAGCTTTCTTTATAGATGATTGGGTAGACGAGACGTATAAGAAGTTGGATAGTATTTTCTTAAAAGATCAAGAAAAGAAGATAGCAGATGCTGTTTTAACTATTTTTAAAACTAGAAACGATCTGCAAATATTTAAAAAGAAAGCTCTTTACATCTATATACGGGAAATAACAGATTGCGAAACTCCTCACCTTACTCGTGTTATATCTAAACTGAAAGAAGAATTTTATAATAAGTACCAGAAGTACTATGATTTAGGATTATTAGACATTACTGCTCCTTAAGATATTTATATAAAAACTTAAGTATGGCTTTAGACAAGAAAATATTCGGCAATAAGACACTGTCCGATTTATTCTCTGAAATTCATGATAATTCATCCACAACTAGAAATCAAGTTAGATCACTTATTGGAGAATTGAAACCTCTTATAGAGAATATAGGAGATGCTACATTAATTGTACCTATGATTAAAGAGTATATGGAAATAGGAGTTAAAAACGATGATGCATTAATAAAAATGGCAGCAATAATACAGAGGATAGAATCAGCTCAAGCTAAAGGCGGAGACGGAGAAATGTGGGATCCTTCTGAACTAGCAGCATTATTAGAAGAGACAGAAGAAACACAAGAGGACTTAGAGGATAAAACTAACGAGGATAAAGAAAATTAATGTATAACTTAAACAAAGGCGGTTTAGATAGCCTCTTTAGCAGTAAAGTAAAAGCTAAAGACAGTACCAGTGGTCTAGTACCTGTAAGGGTAGTCGATATAATATTAGACGATACTCACCCCGAATGGGATAAATATGGTAAAATGGAAGCTCTAGGTGCTATTAAGTATAGGGTTATAGGAGAATATCAAGATGAATCAGATGCAACCCTCTTAGACGTTGCTTTCCCTCTTAACTTTAATTTTAAATCTTACCCCCTATTGAACGAAATAGTACTACTAACTGCTGCGCCCGCTATAGATAGAGATGAAGCTAATGTTAATAATTCTCGTTCATACTATACTACAATAGTTAACTTATGGAACAATCCTCATAATAATGCATTCCCTGATACAAAGCAAGGGTTAGAAGAATTAGGTTACAATTATGAGGATAAAGCAAATGTAGGTCCTTTACAGCCGTTTCAAGGTGACCTTACAGTGGAGGGTAGACAAGGTCAAACTCTTAGATTTACAGGAGTCGATCATGACCAAATGTTTGTTAAAAACGATAACCAAAAAGCTATTACTATTATTAGCAACGGTAAAGTTGGAGCTTCAGCTGATAGCACTGTAGTAGAGAATATAAACGATGACCCAGCCTCTATCTACATGGTAGAGGATCATAAGATAGAACTATCTCAAGCTAATAGTAAACGCAAAGCTTGGAATTCAGGTCCTGAAGAAGGAGATGCATATAAAGGCTCTCAAGTAATGATTAATTCCGGTAGATTATTTTTTAACGCTAAAGAAGAGAACATACTTCTTTCAGCTGTAGAAGATATAGGAGGAAATGCAGCAAGAGTTAGCTGGGACGGAGAAGAGTATGTAGCTGTTGATGCTACTAAAGTTTACTTAGGTACAGCAGCATTCAAAGAAAAAGAACCAGTCCTACTAGGAGCTACAACTCAAGACTGGATGAGAGATTTACTATCTGAACTTCAACGTTTAGGAAAAGCATTAGCAGGAGTATCCACAGCCGGATCTTCAGCACCAGGTTTAGCTCAAATAAAATCCCACGGAGCTTCCATGGCCGGACCTTTAGGTTCTATAAAGAAAGCAATAGATGATTTAGATTCAATAAAAGTATTTACAGAATAGTATGCCATTTGAAAAGTTTAAACCCCCAAAGATCCATGGAGTTATCGGTACACAAATCGGTAAACTTAACGGTGTGGTATTATCTAAAGGACTAACTGCAACATCACAAGCAGCTAATGCCCTTAGAAAACCAGAATGCCCTAGCCCAGCTGAATTAGCTCAGATATCAGCAAAATTAGCTGGACTTTCATCCCTATCTACAGGTCTAACTAGTAACCTAGGTGCATTTAAAGCACTCCCAGGTGCTATTAAAGGCCCAGTAAGCGGTATTCTTGCTGTAGTAAATACAATTATAAAACTACCCGTACCCCAAGCAATAGGTATTCCTCCAGGACCTGCAGGTGGTTTAATATTAGGTCTTCCAACTGCTTTTACTACTAACTTTGCAGATATTTTAAACTTAATGAAAGAGTTTGCAATAGCTATGCTTATTACCGCAGATGCTATAGAAGGATGCCTTAAAGATGTATCCGGTTCAACATCAGGTATGTCAGCCAGAGTATCAGAGATTGGCACTCCAATTGCTGTATGCAAAATAAGCAATACAGTTAAAAGTAAATTAAATAAGAAACAACAAAAAGAGTTAGGCATAATCGATGATGATGGTAATAACGTATTAGATTCATTCGGTTCTAAAGTACTAAAGCCGGAAAATACCGATTCCCCTAAGAGTAAACTTGAAAAGGATTTAGCAAAAAAAGTTAACTTACCAAAAGTATACCTCAAGGGTAAAAAATCACTTTCTGATTTACCAGCATCTGGACCTAAATTAAATGTACTGAGAGAAGGAGATGCTTTTAGACTACCTGTAGAAAAATTAAACGGAAAAGTAATAAATAAATTTGCAGTTATTATATCTAAGAAAGAAGATACAGGAGCAATAATACAAACCCCACCTTCTACTATTCAGACACCAGCATTAAGTGCAAAGAAGAAGCTTTCCAAAGCAGGGGTACCGGAAAAAGAAATAAGAGTTGTGGAGTTAGATATTGATCCTTCTTCTCTAACTGGGAAAGCACAAGCATTCGCACAACTAGATAATGTATTAAGGAATATATCCGATAAACTAACCAAGATAGATACATCGGATAGTAAGTTAAAATCTAAAAACATACCAATAACGGATTCAGAAAAAGATTCCCAATTAAATAAAAAAGGAAACCGGTTAAATGAATTTGATAATTTTTCTAACACAAAGAAAATAGATCCAAATAACTCTAACCAGGCTAATGTAGCAGTGCAAGGGCTACAATCAAGTATAGGTAAACTTCAGAAAAATTTAACTGATTCTATTCCTTTAGATATTCTCAAGGAATTGAAAGAAGATTTAGCTAAACTTACAGATAACCTAATAGAAAAAGAATCATCAAGTGAAGACGAAGATTCTAATAATGATTATAAAGGTTATACTTTAAAAATCCAAAGAACAAACGAATCCCCAATACTCGCACCAAGGCATTACGCTACTGGAGAAAAGAACGGGATAGTTTATTTCAAAGGACCAGACTCATATAGTTCTTCGAAAGAAATACTATTAGAGGAAATTAAATTTAAAATAGACAACCAACTTTCTTAACTTAACTATTTATATATATGAAACTCGATCAATTACGAACAATCATACGAGAAGAAGTTAGAGCAGCTATTAAGGAGGAGTTACAAGAAGTATTAACTGAAGCAGTTAAAATAGCTAGTGCCCCTAAACAGACGTTCTATACTAAAAAAACCCCTACTGAAGTAGTAATACCTACTCCTAGTAGAACCAACCCAGTAATGGGCGGCAATAGCATAGATGAAATGCTAACAATGACAAAAGCCAATATGACACCAGAAGAGTTTAATAACATTACAGGTGCACAACCACCTTCTACTTCTGCTAAAATGGCTAGTAAATTAGGTATGCAACAAGGAGCACTGCCCGGTATAGACATATCTAAGTTAGATTTTGTAAATAAAGCAAAAGATGTTCTAGAAGCATCATACCAAAAAGATAAAGTAAGATTAGGATAATATGGCATTTGAAGTTAAAAAAATAAACCCTCTAGATTTACAACCTAGAAAAGCAGTTGGGATAGAACTTCCTTTCTCTGCTAAATCAGCGTTTAGTTCTAACTTCCAAACTAAAGATTCTATTAAAAATAACCTTATTAACTACTTCTTAACAGGTAGAGGAGAAAGATACTTGAACCCACTATTTGGATTTGGACTAAGGAATGAACTTTTTGAAAATATAACTAAAGATAAAATAGATGCTTTAGATGCGAGAGCTAGAGAAGCAATTGAGATATATTTTCCAAGAGTTATACCTAAAGAAATAAAATTAGTAGCAAATGAGGATAGAAATACTATAGGGTTCTACCTTTCTTATTCTATAGCAGAAACAGGTATAAATGACGAACTGTTAATAAATGTAGCAATATAATGGCAGAAACAAGAGACATAAAGTATATAAATAAGAATTTTGACGATTTCCGTACTCAATTAGTAGAGTATGCAAAATCCTACTTTCCTGATTCTTATAATGATTTTTCACCAACCTCTCCAGGTTTGATGTTAATAGAAATGGCATCATACGTAGGAGACGTAATGTCATTTTACCAAGATACACAACTACAGGAAACATTCTTACAACATGCTAAAAATCCTGCAAACCTTTATTCTTTAGCTTATATGATGGGCTATAAGCCTAAAGCTACTAATGTAGCAGAAGTAGAACTTACTGTTACTCAAACTGTAGACGCGAAAGGTGTAGATGCTAAACCTGATTTTGATCAAGCTATAACTATAGCAGAAAACAGCACTGTTAAGGCTGATACTAAAGATCAAACAGTATTCCTGCTTACTAATAAGGTCGATTTTAATTTTTCTAGCTCGTATGATCCAACCGAAATAACTGTTAATACCTTAACAGACGGTAAACCATCGGAATTTCTTCTAAAGAAGACGACAAAAGCTTTTTCCGGCACAGTAAAAACCACACAGGAATCTTATACAATCTCAGAAAAATTCGCTACTATCAATATAGAAGCAGATGATATAGTAGGGATATTGGATATAGTAGATAGCGACGGTAATAAATGGTATGAAGTCCCATTTCTTGGTCAAGATACAGTATTTGTAGAGGAACGTAATTTAACAGAGGATAAATCTCTAGCTCCTAACGTATTAAAACTTAAAAAAGTCCCAAGAAGGTTTGTTACTAGGTTAACATCTACCGGAGTACTTCAAATTCAATTCGGCGCAGGAATTAGCACAGAAGATAATGAAGAATTTTTACCGGACCCTAATACTATAGCTTATCAAACAAGAAGTGAACTTCCTAGATTAGATGTAGCTTATGATCCTTCTAATTTCCTTTTTACTAAGTCTTACGGTTTAGCACCTTCTAATACTACTTTAACAATAAGATATATCGTCGGTGGAGGAGTAAAAGCTAACGCTCCTGCTAATACAATTAACTTAATCGATGCGATAACAACAACTGCAGCTGATTCATCTAAAGTATCTACTCTAACGTTTAATAATATCACACCAGCACTAGGAGGTAGAGATGGTGATACTATTGAAGAATTACGTGAGAATAGTATAAGAGCGTATGCAGAACAGAAAAGAGTAGTCACACTACAGGATTACGCTGTTAGGGCTCTTTCATTACCACCTCAATATGGTTCAATAGCTAAAATATTCGTTACTCAAGACCATACTGCATCTAATACTAAATCAGTACTAAGTGTTAATAGGTTAGCTCTTGCTCTATATGTATTAGCATTTGATAACAATGGACATTTAGTACCTGCTTCTAAAACCCTAAAAGATAATATCAGAAGATACTTATCAGAGTATATGATGCTTACAGATGCAGTAGAGCTAAAAGATGCTTTTGTAGTAAACATAGGAATAAAGTTTGAAATAATTACTCTCCCTAACTACCAATCTAGAGACGTATTACTTAAGTGTACAGAAAAGCTGAAAAATTTATTTGCAAAAGATAAACTTACTATCAATCAACCGATTAATATTTCAACTATATATACTGAATTAGATAGAATAAAAGGAGTTCAGACGGTAAAAAATATTTCTATAAACAATAAAGCAGGAGGGAGATATAGTGAATTCGGCTACGATACTGATGGAGCAACTAAAAACAATGTTCTATATCCTTCATACGACCCATGTTGTTTTGAAGTTAAATACCCTAATCAAGATATAGAAGGAAGAGTAACAACATTATAGGATGGCAATATATAGAATTTACCCAGAAAAAGACGCAACAATACTCAGTGAACCGAACACAGCTGGTGTATACGGTAATGCTGGTTTAGATGAGATATTAGAAGTTCGTTCATTTCCTGATGATGATGGAATAGGCCGCTCAAGCCGGATACTTATTAAATTTTCAGATCGAGACATAAATAGTGCTCTTAGCACTAAAGTATCCGGTCCCTATTCTGCTTCCCTACATCTCTACCTTGCAGATGGAATACAACTTCCACAAGAATACACAGTAGAAGCACATCGAATAAACGGCTCATGGTTACAAGGTACAGGTAAATTAGGAGACAGTCCTGCAAATACAACAGGTGTAACATGGATAGCAAAAGAGCCAGGTATAAACTGGACTACACCAGGAGGGGACTTCACAGTAGATTCAAATTCATCTTCTCAAAAGTTTGATTTAATTTCTTCTTTAGACTTAGATATAGACGTTACAGGGTATATTAATTCATATAGTGGAGGGAGTATAGATAATGATGGAATAATCTTAAAATTTCAAGATAGTCAAGAAAATGAATTGACATCATCTGTTAATTTAAAGTATTTTGGGACTAATACCAGTACCATTTTTCCTCCATATCTTGAACTTAAATGGGATGACTCTAATTACGATAGCAGCTTAAACACATTAAATACAGATATCGCCACAGTAACTATTAAAAACCATAAAGAAAAATACATAGACTCAGACATAGCTAGATTTAGACTTTCTGCTAGACCTAAATACCCAGTCAAGACTTTTTCAACAGGTTCTGTATATTTAACAGAAAATAAATTACCAGCAAATTCCTATTGGGGAATTAAAGATGAATTTAGCGAAGAAATGATTATAGATTTTGATAGTAACTATACTAAAATCAGTGCAGATAATACCAGTAGTTACTTTGATATCTATATGGATACTCTTCAACCTGAAAGGTACTATAGACTATTAATCAAAACTACATTAGATGGGAGCACGGTAGTTCTAGATAATAAAAATGTTTTTAAGGTAGTAAGGAATGGGTAGTAATATAAAAATACAAAAAACAGTTTACCAGAAAGATTCTTTTGGAAAAGTTGTAGATACAGATTTTAAATCGTTTATTAACGAAGAGGATGAAGTATCTATTAAAACCGTAGAACAGTTTTTCAAAGATTATGAAGATCTGTATTTAGATATTCCATTAGAAGGAGAAGGCAGTTCCCATAAGTATTTAATAGAGAGAAGTAGTGAACTAGTACAAATTCAAGAAGCACTGCTAGATATTCAACCACTATTAGATGAAATAGCAGAATTAAGAGACCAGCTTTTAGAAGCAAATAAAAAAGTAGTAGACTTAGAAATACAGCTTGCAAATAGTAAAGCAGGAATAGAGAATGGCGATAACTAAATACATAGTAAATCAAATAGAGAACTTTGACTACGATACTAAATCAAAGTTAAAGTTGAAGGATAAGGAACTAGTAGGTCCCTTTTCAATAAATAATCTATTCAATAGTACTGTTGATTTTATCGACCTACACTTCTATACTCTAGAAGGCACATTGCTAAAGACTCAACTAAACTATAGAGGTGCAACTCAAACAAGCTTAGCATCTGGAGCAGGTAAATCTGGTGCATCCAACTTAGAAATTAATCCTGCACAAGACGCTAAATCAAATGGGTATAGAAATGGTGATATACTATTAACATACAACTTCTTTTCCGATCTATTCTCAGATTCTACCGTAGCTAAAAACTTCTATCTTGAAGAAGTATCAGGGGATAGAACAGAAATAAGACTCTTAACCCTAGAAGTTGACGATGAGGATTTAGAATTGAGAGTTCAACAAATACGAGCTAAGTTAGAAAACAACGCGTACTTCTCAGACCTTAAATTAGATTTCGGAAAAAATAATATATATTCTATAATCAATATTGATGTACAGGAATATAAAAATAACGTGTCTCTCGTATTAAAATTATACGAACCACTTCCTAATATATGGGAATCTAAATCTATTTGTAGAGTTTTAGAGACTATTGCAGACACTGCTACATTCTCTGTCATTACAGAGCTAATACCTGATATAGTAAAGATACCGTCTCTAAAAGGTCCTAACTTTGATGTTGAAGTACAGAAAGAAAATAATAACCCAACAGAGTTTTTTAACTTTGATCAATTATTTAGCTTTCCAGTAACAAGTTCATACTATTCACTTTACTCCTTATTCAATGAAAACAGTGCTCAAATAAGTATAAACCATTCTGACTATTCTGACTTCATACACTTTTCATCTGCAGAAGAAAGACTACGTAACTTTAAATATAAGCTAGAACTTATACAGTCTTACGAAACCAGTATTAAAGCAATCGAAAGCACAGGTTACAAAAAGATAGGGATATCAGGAAGTAAAGACTACTACAACGGACTCTTACAAGGTATCGTAGAGAATTTTGATCATTACGATAGGTACCTTTATTATGAAAGTGGTTCTTATGCATGGCCTAAGTCAAATAACAAAGCACCTTATGTAAACCAATCAAGCGATACTGTTGAGTCTACTAATTGGTTTACTAAACAGCTTACAACAGCATCTGTATATGATAACTCAAACGATGATGTACTAACAAATACCCTTCCTCTCTATGTAAGAGATGATGAGTCTAATGAGCCTATCTTAATGTTTACACATATGATTGGTCAACATTTTGATAATCTCTGGATATACTTTAAAGCAGTGTCTGATAAATACGATGCTGATAATAGATTAGACTTTGGTATTTCTAAAGACTTAGTAAGAGATGCAATAGAGAGTTTCGGATATAACCTATACAACAGTAATAGAAGCTTACAGAATTTATTTTCCGCATTTGTCGGAGAAAATTACGACTCAGGAAGCACAGGAGAAGTTATAAACAGCTTTCGACAAATTACCTCAGGAAGTGGCTTAGATTATCTTCAACCAATGCCCGAGGATAACTACCAGAAAGAGATTTACAAACGTATTTACCACAACCTTCCGTATCTAACTAAAGCAAAAGGTACACATAGAGGGTTAAGAGCACTGATTAACTGCTTCGGTATACCAGATAATATACTCACTATTAAACAAAGAGGTGGAACAGATATTACCTCAGGCCGTTTCTTTTCTGAACAAGAGGAAGTTACTAGCTCTTTAGCTAAACTTAGACTTAATAACACAGGTTCACTAGTAACTGGAAGTACATTATCTAAATATGTAAGTATAACTAATAAAGAGAATAAATTCACAGACGACTTACACGATATAGAAGTAGGATTCGATATAGCTCAACCTACTAATGATATAATACGTCTAAAATATAGCGGAAGTTATAACTTTGACGACTATATCGGTGATCCTAGAGACTCTGGAAAAGACAAGTACTACTCATTAGACCGACTTACAGAAGAAACTTTTGACGAAGATTTTTCTCCTTACAACTTTTGGCAGTGGGTTGTACTAAGGTGGGAAGATTCTCATAAAGATGTTAGAGGTAATGCTGATGTTAATAGAGGAGACTCTAATGAACCGAGAGATCGATTTAAATGGACCGATGAAATAGCAAACTATAGAGAACCTACAGATTATATACGCTTGATCAAGTTTTTTGATAATGTTCTATTCAGGTTAGTAAAGGAATTTATACCCGCAAGGGCAAGCGCTACAACAGGTGTAATTGTACGATCACATATTCTACATAGAAGTAAAGCAAAACAAGTTAAAGTATCTTTCTCGGATGAATTAATAACCGGCTCAGTTAAACTTCTTAACATTACCGGCTCTAGCGGAGATATGTTCGGTAAAGCTAATAAATCTCCTTATACAACTAACTATGAGAGTTCTGTTATTTCCCCTATAGGTTCAATTCCAAGAAATATGAGCTCTGAGGAGCCAAGACTTACAGGAGAATTTAGCGGTTCTAATATGACTATAACTAGAGGGGAGCTAAACACAGGTAATAAGTTTAAATCACAACAACAGCCTATTAGTTTTTTCAACATAAGATCTTTTAGTTTAAACGAAATACTACCTTTAGCTTGTGATGTAGATTTAGATATAGATTTTTTAGGAGAGTTCTTTAAATTTAATATTAATAATGAAGATGGAGCTGTTGGAAGGGTACGGGTAGTATCCCCATATGTAACTCCATACTCTACAACTTCACTTCCTATTTCCCATTTAATAACTGAGAAACCCCTTGTGTTAGAAGCCAACGCATCCATAGGGGAGTTTAAGGGATGGAAAAGTGGTCCCGATGCAAGCTATATCACCACAGGGAGTACTCTTTTTATTCCTAAACAAGATACTATATTTGCAAATGTAGACTATTATGCAGACTTTGGAGAAGCCGATACAGGATTACCTACACCTGATGGACAGGTTTTTGTTATGCAGGTATGCAATTCCAATTCAGCTAAAGATGATAACTTTGATGTATTCTTAAATGATAACTATATTGGGGCGTTAGACTTAAGTACAAACGCTCAAGTAGGAGGAGTATTTATTGGTTCAACGGATGAAGACTTAACGATCTCTCCTTCTGGAGCAGGTTTCGTATGCCCGTTAGACTTAATGTCTAGTTCATATTTTGACCCTTCCTACCTAGTTGCAGGTACTAATAATATTTATATGAAGAATACTCAAAGAAATAACAACGGCAACTTCGGTACGTTAGAGTTAAGACATTATGAAATTGGAGCTGATGGTTCTACATTAACAGAGGTAGGGGATATAGCTGACTTAACATTCAGCGGAGCTACAGGAGCAGATATGTTCTTAACTTTTAACTATATCTAAAATATATACGTAATAACAGAATACTAAATGACTGAGTTAGAATTTAAATTAAGAGACCCAAATACCTACGGCGCAGGCAACCTAAACTTGCTCTACAGTAGTAGTGTAGATAGGGGGGACCTCCCTCTTCCCATCAGTCAGATACCGCAAAGTATATTAGATGCGTATGCTACTACAGCAACACCTGTACCAGATCCTAGTATTCCTAGCAGTAGTGCAGATGGCGGTATATACGATAACGTAACACGTAACCTTAAATACAATCCTGAAATAGATACACATGAGTACTTCTATGAGTTAGAAAATGCATTTTTCCCACCATACTCAGTTATAGGGGTGACTATATCGTATAATAGTTTAAATAGTGTTAAATTAGAAGATACAATAAAACAGATTAAATTCTTAACATTTTCAGTAGGTTCCGATAGAATAAAAGTTAAAGTTCTAGCTATATCAAAACTAACAGGCTACTACTACTTACAGGTAGAACCTACAGTGTTTACTTCGATGCCAGGCTCAACAGATTCCTCTGGAGTACCCATAGATTTTAACGTAGAAGTAAACTTTATAGATTACCTCTCTGGAAATTTT